TGTGTGGACGCTGAGAAGGTAGGCAAAGCTACCGAACCTACACGGTTCTCAGATATTGACCTGTTAGAACGAGAGATGTCCTACGGTCGCTCTGGGTTCGCCATGCAGTTCATGCTGGATACACGCATGAGTGACGTGGACAGACACCCACTGAAACTTAATGACCTGATTGTAGCGGACATCGACAACGACATAGCCCCAGAGAAACTTGTGTGGGCTCAAGCTCCTGACCTAGTGTGGGACGGGAGTGTACCGAACGTAGGATTCAGTGGAGACAGATACCACCGTCCATTTAAGGCTGTTGGTGACCACATACCGTTCACAGGGAGTGTTCTTGCTATTGACCCCAGTGGTCGCGGTAAGGATGAGACTGGGTACGCTGTGGTCAAAATGTTGAACGGAATGTTGTTCGTTCCTGACGCAGGAGGTCTACAAGGAGGGTACAGCGAAGAGACCCTGAAAGCCCTTGCGATGATTGCTAAGAAACATCAGGTCAACGCCATTGTGGTTGAGAGTAACTTTGGTGACGGTATGTTCAACGAAATCTTCAAGCCAGTACTCACCAAGGTACACCCGTGTACTATGGAGGAGGTCAGACACAACATACAGAAAGAGAAACGTATCATTGATACCCTAGAGCCCATAATGAACCAACACAGGCTCATTGTGTCTCCAGAGGTCATCAGAAAGGACTTTGAGACTGCTCAAGGATACCCACCTGAGCTACAGCTACGTTACCAACTGATGTACCAGATGTCCCGTATAACAAAGGACAGAGGTGCAATAACACATGATGACCGCCTTGATGCCCTGAGTATCGCTGTAGCCTACTGGACCGAACAAATGGCTCAAGATGCAGAGACAAAGATACAGGACAGAAAGACAGAACTCCTAAACAAGGAACTCCAAGCTTTCTCTGATGCCTATTACAAGCGTTCTAAGGGGTCAAATACGTCCGTTAGATGGATATAAGGACAAAGGGTATACCTTTAGTGTTAAAAAGCCCTCCTGTGGGCGAACAACTAAGAGAAATAACAACCAGAAACAAGGAAAAGGACTAATATGAGGGAAATAAAGGAGCCCCCTCTTAGTGTACTAAGAGTGAACAATGAAATTAGTGTACTCTTAAACTACTAAGAATCTTTCTTTTAAGGTGGTTATTGGTAATAATTCCCCATAGTAAGGGACTGGGAGCCAGCTTTTAGTTTACCTTTAGTGTTACACCTATGGTTCCAAGTGTAACTGTGGTCAGATAACCGTCAAGCTTATAATTAATGTGTTTTGTTGTTGACCTGTTCAACCTCAGGACACAGACTACTCTTTATAGCACTCTTTGTTACGTGTGTGTGTGTGAAGGTCATCTCTGGGAATGCTCGGAGGTGGCCTTCTTTTTTTTGTCACGTATTGGGGCTACGCTTTGTGACGAGTGGTGAACGCCTTGGTTTTGTTGCAAAAATCTGAGACCCTGTCGTTATGTGAACGGCGAACAATTCCCCCCAGACCCCTTCGAAAACCTCGAATTGTCTCCAAATTGTCAACTATCACGTCCCCGCCCCTAAAAATAAGGGTTCAAGTCGCATAACACATGCCTTTTCAACCAACTACTATCATGTTGAACGCCCGATGCTTTGTTCGCGTCTGTGTTTGTTTGCATGGGTTTTTTTTCGCACTCAGTTCACCAACAGTCACGCAATACTATCACATACGGTTCAAAACACGTCTTTTTCAAAAATTTTTTTGCTCCGCTCCTTCGTCGCTCTCTTATGTAGTTCCTCGCAGTATATACTCTATATTCTCAAAAAATTTTTTCCAGATTCCTCGCTCAGATTCTTAGAGTTATCAACATTCATCATTCTTAAAAAATTTTTCTCCGCTCGTTCCTCGCTCCGACGGATTCTTAGGGTAGGCACCGTGCGTGGGCTCTGTGGGGACTACCGTCCCTACCTCCAGACTATGTGTTTTTATAGGTCGTTCCTCCCTTTTAATAAAAAAACACAGAGTCTTCCTAGTAGTAGGCTCTGTGGCTTAATTCTTCTCTCTTAATTCTTATATCTTATGCAAAACACATCCAACGTACTCTCCGTCCACACACGTGGTGACTATGAATTCCTCTCGTTAGCTGACGGCACTGTGCAGGTCAATCTGCTCCTCCGTAACAACGAGTCCGTACCTTACGACGTACTGCCTGTTGCTGACGCTCGTACCTTCTGGTCATCTCTGTAACTTTTTTCTCGTAATAATAATAACATACATACATACATATACAAAATGCAAAAACTAAACACTACATCCGCTCGCGTTATCTCCATCAACGGTAACGCTGCCGAACCAACTGCCTACGCTGTCGAAGCTGTGGCTTTCAAAGATGGTGACTTCTTCACTATTCCTACTCTCTGGCACAACAGCCGCACTGCTCCCAAGTTTGACGTTGGTGACGACATTTTGTTCGCTGACATCAAAGGTACAGACGGTGTTACTCGCAGTACACTTCTCGGTAAAGCGTAAGCAAAACCACAAAACATAAACACGTAACAGTTTGCGGAGCTGCTCAAAACCGCCTTTTACACATGAAAAAACTAGTAACTATCATTCTCAGCGTACTCACTGCGCTGTCCAACACTAACGCGGCTAACCAAGCTGCATCTGACGTACTTGCCAACTCTGGCATCGACACATACTAATACCCAACCACACACATAAAATGAGTAACATAACTACACTAGAGCTCGAAAAGCTCACTATCGCAACCGAAGAACAACTCTCAGCTTTCTATGAAGGTGAAGAAAAAGTCTTAACAGATGCCTACGGTATAGCCGCAGGTATCAACAACTTAGTTATATATCGTGGATACCTGATACCAAAAACAATGGTATCTCCCGCACTAGATATAGATTCATTCTCTTTAAATGCAGAAACATTTGAAGAATATATTTCTAAATATACGTGGATTGAAACCGCAAATACCAACAGTTCAAGCAATAGATTACGTCATAAAACAGACTTTGAGTTATGCCATGTCAACCTTAGGTACTATCCAAAAGAAAAACTGTGCGCACTAAGCGAAGAATACTACGACGAAAACTCCTATGCGCACGTCGATGAAACAGTTATGTGCGCTCAAGGAACGTACATAACACAAAGAGACTCAATACACGTCTACGGTCACTATGACCCCTTCCACGAAAACGACGACAATCTCACTTGGTCTGAACATCACGACCAGTACTTACTAGATGAAGAAGTAGTCTACCCAATGGATGACGATTGTGTGCCATATCACCAAGATGCGGTGTATATGCACAACGGTACTCCATATACAAGTGAAGAAGCAGCCTTTAAAGGATGCATTCGTGACTATCACTGTACACCAGACGGCCATCACTTTCTCAAAGATGACCCAAATGACATCCTCTCCAAGTTCACCATTGGGTTTGAAGTAGAAAAGTCCTCAGTTGACGGTTACAGCGGATGCGGTGACCCTGTAGATGACGAAGCTTTGTTCGCTGGTTGGGAAACCGACAGTTCATGCGGAGTCGAAGGAATCACTAACGTATACGGTCTCAACAACCTTGACGAATTCACTGACCACGTAGACAGCTCTTCATACGTCAACGAAGAAACCTCAAGCCGCTGTGGTGGTCATATCAACATCTGTGACAACACCAATTCTATCAAGTACTGGCACATCAAAAGCTGGTGTGGTCTCTGGTGGGCTATGTACCGCAAACGTCTGCGTAACGACTACAGCGGAGGTAACAAAAAGGTATGCCCTTATGAGTCACGTGCTGGTCAACGTTACCAAGCCATCCGTGAAAAAAGCATCTGTGGAGGTAAACAACTGTTCGAGTTGCGCTTACCAAATCGAGTCCGAAACGGTGAACAACTCATACGTCGCTTCAAACTATCACAAACGTGGATGCGCTGCATTCATGCCTTTGCTACCGAGGATTGGACATACTCAACTCAAAAATATACCGACGTTATCAAAGGTGTACCTGACTGGGCATATGACAACAACAGTGAAACAGTAACAGCGCACCTCAAAGCCACAACAAACCTAATGGCAGACGTTCCTCCGCATATCTACAACCGTATGCGTTTCCTCATCGAGGGTTCAAAAGAGCAGCTGTTAGAAAGTTACGCTGACCAACCTCTAGGGTTACTAACAGTCATACGTCTGACGTACGCCTTTCAGGTGTTCATCGAAACAGAACGATACGCTCCTTTACCAGACAGCATAAGCAGCGCAATTAACCAATACCTATAACACCACAACACACACACACTATGTGCTTAATCATACACAAACCTAAAGCAGACTCCACCATTGCGGAGTTCATTCTCGACAACGCCGAACGCATCAATCCTGATGGCTTCGGTATCGTCTACACAGACACTAACGAATGCGTCCGCACTATGGACTACGAAACAGCACGTGAGCTTATATCAGCTCCACGTCCCTTTGTAGCTCATTACCGCTACGCAACCCGAGGTACTATCAACAAACGCGGCTGTCATCCATATGTCATCACAAGTATGTCACAAGACAGCGACAACATTGTTCGTCTCTTCAGTAACGGTACTGTTGCTGACCTAGGTGATGACAAGCTATGTGACACCAAAGTTGTTGCACAAATGCTCATGCGTATACCCAGCCAACACTGGTCTGACGTACTCAGTATGACCGAAACTCGGTTTGCTATCTGTGACCAAAACGGCGTACAACGTCACGGAGAGTGGCACGAACGCGACGGTGTCTGGTTCAGTAAAGCTAACTGCTTTCACAAGTCTTACAACAAGACTGTCGGTTACAGTTACTCAGCTGACCACTATACCAGCCCGTACTCAACCAAGGCTTACGACCCGTACTCAACCAAGGCTTACGACAAGTACTGGTATGACGAGGACCTAATTGGTGACGAGGAAGAAGACATCAACAAACCTACTATCACAGACAACTGCACAGCTGACTGGCAAGACGTCAACCTTGTAGCCGTATACGGTACACTCAAAGCTGGACGCAGTAACCACAAGACAATGGGTCAAGCAACCCTAGTCGGAGCTGGTCAAACCGTCTACAAATATCCGATGCAAGTCTACTCTACCATTCCGTTCGTTTACGAGAAGCCCGGAGAAGGACATCAGATTGCCGTCGAAGTCTACGATGTACAATCCGAATTCACAAAAGATGACATCGACTGGCTCGAAGGACACCCACACAACTACGAACGTAAACTAACAGACATCGAAATGGCTGACGGAGCCGTCAAGACCTGCTGGTTATACTTCGCCAACCCCTCGTATTACGAGCCAACTATGACAAACATACAACGATACTAGCTTAAACTTACTGTTAGCTTGGTGCTGCCTCCTCGGATGGCTAGTCATCATCGCCTCATCAGTAAGTTAAACACACACAGCCTCTAGCCTAACCGCTAGGGGCTTTTTTGTACCACACCGCTCCGCCCGCACCGACGACACCGCCTACGCCAAGCACTGCGCCTGCCGCTCATCGCAACCCCTTGCCCGCCAAAAATCCAGAAACACCGCCACTACTATCATCAGCTCCGCTACAAACCCCTTGCCCACCAAAAACTTTATTTTTGTCTTGCAACCACCTTGGTCACCTGTCTGACTGTCCATATATGACACCACTACATACAAGACCAAAAGAATACCGTAACTTATTTCAAGCTAACCGCATCTCTAATCGAGAGGGTAAAACTGAAGAAATGCTCGACAGAGAATACAACAAAGAAACCGCCAAGCTTATTGCAGAGGGACACAAGGCCTTCTGGAAGAAACGCGGGGTAAACAAACCGCCATATGTATCAGACAGACAGATAGGTGTCTTCGATACGTTATAACATCACATGAGGCAGTATGTCGCAAAATGATACCTTCTGTTGTACTTGATGCACGTGCCTAGAAAGATAGGTTAGCTCAAACATATTCAAAGAATCGAAGATTTGAATATCTAAAGGGAGGATTCACAAAACGCATTTATGCAATAATGTACTACCCAAACAGACACACACACTAAAGAATAGAAGATGAGTATAAGAAAGAGTG